GCGGCCCGGGGCTTTCCTGGCAGTGGACCAAAGGGGATCACTGCGGATACAAAAGCTGTGGTGGGTGCATTTTGAGGCGCGGTGGGTGCAAGGTTGTACAGAGTGGGTGCATCCCTAGGCGCGGGTGGGTGCATGTCGTTGCGTGAAAACGATCAAGCCCCGGAGCGATCGCGAGCTTCGGCACCATCACGGGGGTCACGCCTTGTCCGAGGCGTCGTCGTCGGGAACGCCAGCACAGCGGGTGCCGCCAGAGAACGAGCCACCGGTGCGTGCTTCTTGGCGTCAGAGGTCCAGGAAGAGGTTGATGTCGCCCGGGTCCGGGGTGTCGTCCAAGTCGGGGGCGTGGGTGAAGCCCAAGCGTGTGGCCACTGCGATCGAGGGGGTGTTGTCCTGCTTGGTGAGGACCCGAATCCGGTGCCCTGACCAGCGTGGGCGCGCGGCCTCGATGAGTGCGCGGCAGGCTTCGGTAACCAGACCTGATCCCTGGAACTCAGGTCGGATGCGGTAGGCGAGGTTGAGGACGCGCTCGTCACGGAACGTGCGCGCGGCCAGCCCCACGTAGCCGACGTAGGCGTCCGATTCGAGCATACGGGCCGTGCAGTAGCCAATACCGTCCGTCTCCCAGTCGCGCAGCCAGTCCTCGAGCCGTTCACGCGCCTCGTCAATACTGCGGTCGGGACCAGAAGGGTTAAAGAGGTTGACCTCGGGCATACGGCTCAGTGCATACAGCTCCTCGAGGTCGGTGAGCTGCACGGGCCTCAGTGAGAGCCTCGAAGTGTTGACAGCGTCCATATCCACCTCCATGTCACTGTTGCTGCTGGGGCCACGTGGTGTCATGTTGCGGAGCAACCGATGGTGGCCCCCCACCATTCTCACACGTGTCTCCCCGGTGGTGCCTGCGTTAGGTTTTAATGATACATGAGCGACTGTTGTTCAGGGGCTCAACGAACCTTGCGTGACATCGGTGAAGCGAGGACTCATGAGCGATGAAGAATCCGGATTGCCGACTCCAAGTGAACCCAATGTTGAGGAATTCGCCATCAAGGACTATCGGACTGATGAGTATTCAGAGGTGCGAACACTCGAAGAAGCGATCGAACTACGGAGTGCCAAGGCATGCTTCCGAGATGTGACTGAGTGAGAATTCGCTGCCAACTCTCCGTCGGGTATGAAAGAAATCGGGGTTCCTGAGCTCTTGGTCGGGCCGACGTAGCTGTCGGATGGAGATGATCGCCAATAGCTTGTGGAGCCACTCACCACAGCGGTCAAATGCTCGTGCCGTCGTTGAACGTGATGGTGATTGTTCCGTCGGGGTGGATGGTGGCGTGGTCGACGAGGGCTCGCCAGGCCTCGGGGGTATAGGTGATTGCGGGGTTCTTGCTGCGGTACTGGTGGAATGCGGTGATGGCCGCGCGCTTGGCTTCAAGTTCGTGCAGCTGCCTTTCGAGGGACTCGATTGCGCTGAGGTGGACTTGGTAGTCGGCTTCGAGCCGAGCCTGTTGGGCCTCGAACGCGCCAGGGTCGAAGCCAGCGTGTGCTGCGGCTTGAATGAGCTGGTTGATACGGCCTGCCACGCTGTCACGTGCGGCGACCGCCTGTGCGAGCTTGTCCTCAAGATCACGCGAGTTACCAAGCTGAGCGAGAGCAGCCTCAAGTACCTCTGGGCTTGGAGATGGCGCGAATTGCCCTATTGCCTGCTCAAACGTGGTAATTATTTCATCGTCTGTGATGTGCCTGGAGGTGCAGGGGGTCTCATTTGTTTTGTCGTATCTCCGGTTACATCTCCACACTCGCTTTTCATACTTGCTTCCTGCGTGCCAAGTCTTAGACCCGTACCATCCCCCGCAGCACCCGCACTGGATTCGGGAAGCAAATGGATGCGCGAAAGATCGTGGCCGGGTTGAACGTAGCTCAATTTCTCGTTGGACTTGGTCCCATACGGCTGGGGTAATGATGGCCTCATGGTTACCGGTCACGTAGTACTGCGGGATCTCTCCTTCGTTGCGTTTAGTGGTTTTCGTCAGGAAGTCCACGGTGAAGGTTTTCTGCAGCAGCGCGTCGCCCTTGTATTTTTCATTGCGCAGGATCGAGTTGATGGTGGACACGTTCCAGGTCTTCTTCCCCAAGGGCGTAGGGATACCATCTTCGGTCAGGTGTGCGGCAATGGTTTTGGGTGAGTGCCCTGCCAGGTATTCCCGGTAGATGCGTCGCACGATCCTGGCCTGGTCTTCATCAACAGCCAGGCCCCCGTCGTCGCCTTTCTTGTAGCCCAGCAGGGAGGCGTAGGGCACCATGACCTTGCCTTCCGCAAAACGCCTGCGGTGTCCCCAGGTGACGTTCTCAGAGATGGAGCGGGATTCTTCCTGGGCAAGGCTACTCATGATGGTGATGAGTAGTTCGCCTTTCGAGTCCAGGGTCCAGATGTTTTCTTTCTCGAAGTAGACCTCCACTCCGGCTTCTTTGAGGGCCCGCACGCTGGTGAGCGAGTCGACGGTGTTGCGGGCAAACCTGGACACGCTCTTGGTCACGATCAGATCGATACGGCCAGCCAAAGCGTCGGTGATCATGGTTTGGAAGCCCTGCCGGTGCTTCGTTGAGGTTCCCGAAATCCCCTCATCGGCATACATGCCAACAAACTCCCAATCGGCCCGGCCTTGGATGTAGTCGGTGTAGTAGTCGATTTGTGCCTGGTAGGAGGATTGTTGTTCTTCCAGGTCCGTGGATACTCGCGCGTAGGCCGCGACCTTACGCCGGGAGCGCACCGTCGTAGGAGTGAGCGTCTTGGCGGGCCGTGCCGGGATGGTGGTGACGGTGGCCATGGGGTTACTCCTTTCCTGCCATCACGGGCTCAGCGGTGTGCGCGCCTCGTTTCATCACAGTGACTTTCCCGCTGGGGTAGACGGTGACCTGCTCGAGACGCTCAAGGACTTGCTGGTCATCCCACTCGCCTAATCCCAGGTGGGCGGTGATAGCGCTCTTGAGCTGGGCTTCCCTGATCTGAGGTGCCCGGCAAGGGTTGCCTTGCCCCCTCGTGGCGGTTTCGCACCACCAGTACTTGTAGGAGATGTGCTTGCGGGTTTTGGTGCGCCGGTGGAAACGCCGCCCGCACTGGCTGCACACCACCCGATGAGTGAGCGCACACGTCCCGCCACTAGGGGTCAGGGCTCTGCCACCGGATTGGCGTCTGCGGGCGAGCTCGTCTTGGACCCGCCTCCAGGTGGCCTCGTCGATGATGGGAGGGTTTGCTCCCTGAACCCAGTACTTGGGTAGTGCCCCGTCGTTGACGACGAGCTTTCCTCCAGGACCGTCGGTGTAGGTGGCTTGCAGCATTTCGTTTCCCACGTAGCGGGGGTTTTCCAGCCAGGTGCGGATCACCGAGCCGAGGAAGTTTCCTCCTTCTCGTGCGCGCAGCCCCTCAGCGTTGAGGCGGTCGGCAATAGCCTCGGGGCTCACCCCGGCCAGGTACTCGTCAAAGACGCGGCGCACAACCTGGGCCTCATCGTCGTTGATGTGCAGGCTCCCGCCTACCCAGGTGTATCCGTAGATGCGGTGGGAGTTGGTGACACCGGTCTTGTACCGGTTGCGGATCGCCCACTTCACGTTCTGTGACAGGGAGCGGGATTCTTCCTGGGCGAAAGAAGCCAACAGGGTGAGCATGAGCTCACCTTCCGCGCTGGAGGTGTCGATGTTTTCTCTCTCGAACCGCACCGCCACCCCCAGGGCTGCAAGCTCGCGCACGCATGAGAGCAGGTCGACGGTGTTGCGTGCCAGGCGGGAGATGGACTTGACCAGCAGGATCTGGAAGTCGCCGGCTCTGGCGTGGTCCATCATGTCAGCGAACCCGGGCCTTTTTCTGGTGGTGCCGGAGATTCCTTGGTCGGTGTAGATCCCGGCGAACTGCCAGGCAGGGTTAGCGTGGATGAGCTTGGAGTAGGCCGAGACCTGAGCAGCAAGGGATCCTGCTTGGGTCTCCGACATGGTTGAGACCCGGCAGTAGGCGGCCACGCGGATGCGGCTGGTGGGTGTGCGTCGTGGTGTAATGGTCTTCAAGTCTGGGCTCATCTGCTGCTCCTTTCTGCCCGCGTGGGTCTCGCCGGTGGTGTTCTGGTGTGTGACATGAACGCTCTACACGCCGGGTTTATCAAGTCCTGGCGCGGGTAAACCCCACCCTGGTCTCATCCCAAGAAGCGGCGAGCTGGCGGTGAATGGCGCGTACCTGACTGGCGGTGAGCAGCCCTCGGGAGGCAAGGGCATCAAGGAAGTCCAGGTCTGCTGCCGTCTGGGTTTCTGCCCGCCAGTACGCGCCCGTGGTGCGGCTGGTCATGGGCGACCACCCCGGGTTCCGAAACGGGTGCGGATGTAGCAGGCGTGCGTGCAGTACTTGCGGTGCTTGTTGCCATACGCCTCGAAGGTCGCCCCGCAGCCGGCACAGGTGTGGGTGGTGATGGCGCGCCGCTCAAGCATCATCGGGTGGGTGTGCCACCAGGACATGCGGCAGGACCGGCTGCAAAACCTCTGCCCACGCCGGGGCTGGTCGATGGCTTTCCCGCAGTGCTCGCAGACCCCATCCATGGGTGTGCGTCTGGGGTGTGGGGTGATGTTGTTGCGCCTGCACCACGACTTGATCGTCTCGCGCCCCACCCCAGTTATAGCTGCGATCTGCCCGAAGCTGGCTCCACCTTCCCGAAGCGTGATGATCTTTCGCTGCACGCGTGGCTCCATGGCCTTTTCACCGTCCTTTCACCCATGCGTCCTTGCCCGCGGCGTAAACCGGACAAGACGCGTTGCCTTCACGGGCAGCGGGGTGCTGCCACGCTCTAGGCGGCGGCAGGTTGGTGGTGATAACCCCCCTGGAAACGGCAAAAGCGCCCCCACCCACCAAGGACTGGTGGATGAGGGCGCAATGCCAGAAAAGAATGGATGGTTAGGACAGCTTGCGGTTGACGATCGCCTGAACGGCGTCGTAGAGGTGGCCGAGCCGGTTACGGCGCTCAGCCCCGTTGCCGTACTCGCCACGAATCACCGCGTCCGCCAGGGCCTCCAAGTTCGGACCCGGCGAAGGAACAGGTGCGCTGCCAGAGAGCTTGGCGTTCACCCTGGCCTGCACCGCGTCATACAGGTGTCCCAGGCGGGCCTTGCGGTCCTCACCGTTTCCGTAGTCGCCTCGGATGACCGCATCCGCTAGTGCCTCAATGTCAGGTGCCGGTGCCGGGCTGGCGGGCGCTGAAGCAGCAGGCTTCGAGGCGCGGCCGGCAAGGATCTCGTTGACCCTGGCCTGCACCGCCGAATACTGGCTACCCAGGCGGGCCTTGCGGTCCTCAC